AGAACAAGGACGGACTGAACATCTCCGCCGCCATATGCGACGAGCGTCACGCCTGGCCGAACAACGAGATATACGACGTGATCAAGACGGGTATGGGCGCGAGGAGCCAGCCGATGCTGCTCTCGATAAGCACGGCCGGAACCGACCCGAGCAACCCCTACTTCGCCGACATCGAGACGTATAAGGACATCCTGCTGGGGCTGAAGGATAAGGACAACCACTTCCTGATGCTCTATACGCCGGACGAGGGGGACGCGTGGGATGACCCGGCGACTTGGGCGAAGGTCAATCCGAACCTCGGCGTGTCGCTCAGCCGGACATACATGGAGAACGAGTGCGCGGAGGCGAAGCTGCGCGGCGGCACCTACCTCGCGGCCTTCCTGACGAAGAACCTGAACATGTGGGTGGACGCGCCGACGGTGTGGATAGGCGACGAGGACGTGCAGGCGTGCAGCTCTCCCTTCGACCAGGGCAAGCTCCGGGGCGAGGAGTGCTACGTGGGCATAGACCTCGCGAGCAAGACGGACATCACCGCCATTGCCATGTGGTTCCCGAAGCACAGGGTCCTGAAGTTCAATTTCTGCGTCCCCGAGGAGAAGGTCTCGCAGCTGGAGGACCGCGTGGACTACCGCAAGTGGGCCGCTGACGGTTGGGTGACGGTCACGCCCGGCAAGGTGCTGGACGAGGAGTGGTGGGTGGACCACCTGCTGAAGATCCTCGAGCCGTACAAGGTCCGCTCGATCGCCTACGACCCGTGGGGCATGTGGAACCTTACGGGCAAGCTGTCGAGGTACAACGACCAGCTCATGGAGTACCGGCAGGACATCCGCTACATGTCAGTCCCGACCAAGTGGTTCGAGTCGGCAGTCCTTAAACATGAGCTGAACTTCCTCGGCAACCCGGTCATCCGCTGGATGATGAAGAACGTCGTGGTCTACACGGACCCCAACGCGAACATCAAGCTGGACAAGGCGAGAAGCCGTAACAAGATAGACGGCGTGGTGGCGGCCGTTGACGCCATCGGCGGCTGGCTGAACAAGACCGGCGGCAAGTCAAAGGAAATCTACAAAACCCACACACTGCGAACGGTATGATCACACAAGAAGATCTTGACTCGATGGTGCGCCCGAACGGCTTCATCGACTACTACTGGCGCTACCTGTACGGCGAACGTCAGAAGGGGCGCAGGCTGACCATGGAGCAGGCCTACGAGGAGCTCGACGAGGCCTTTCACGCCCGTTTCAGGGCCCATCTATGGCCCTCGTACGACGCCTTCCGGCATGCTCGGGGAAAAAAGCAATGATTTGATGCATTTTTGGAAAATTTTCCACTAAATTGTAATCGAAAGGCCTTAAATTAGCCCCAAACATTAAGCTGATTATGGCCAGAAGTCAGTCTACGAAAAACTCCGGCAAGGGGCTCTTCGCACGTTTACGCGGCATCGTCGTAGGGAGTACGAAAGAGGCCCTGTCCACCTTGACCAACCCGAACAACGTCAACTTCGGGGTGGTCGTGAACACCGACGCCGCCCAGCGGTTCACGGCGGTGTTCGCAGCCGTCAAGATACTTTCCGAGAACATAGCATCCCTTCCGAAGTCCGTCAAGAAGCGTACTGCGAGGGGCTTCGAGGACGCGAGGACCCACCCGGCCTTCCGCGTCCTTGCCGTGCGCCCCAACGACTACCAGGACCGCTTCCAGTTCTGGTTTGCCCTCGTGGCCAACGTCCTGACCAAGGGCAACGGCTACGCCGTCATCAAGTTCGGTGACGACTACCGCGTGAAGTCGCTGCACCTCGTGGATCCGTCCTGCACGGACGTGGTGTTCAAGGACGGCGTCAAGTCATACGTGGTCAACGACCCCGACCCCGACATGGCGTGGCTCAACGGCGCGTACCTGGAGCACGAGATGATACACGTGATGTTCTACACCCGTGACGGCGTCACCGGCGTGGACCCCATCAAGTACAACGCGGCCTCCATCGGCCGAGGCATTGCCACTCAGAAGTTCAGCTCCGAGTTCTACGCCCGCGGCGGTCAGATCAAGGGCACCCTCGAGACCGAGGCGAGCCTGGGAGACGAGGAGTACGAGAACTTCATGCGCCACTACCACAACGCGGCGGGCAGCTTCGAGACCCCCCTCCTGGAGTACGGCATCAAGTACAAGCCCATAGGCATCGACCCTCTGGCCGCTCAGATGATCCAGAGCGAGACGATGAGCATCCAGGACATCGCCAGGATCTTCAGCATCCCTCCCCATCTTCTCGCGGAGCTCAGCCATGCGACCTTCAGCAACATCGAGCAGCAGAACATCTTCTTCGGCGAGTACTCCCTGCGCCCCCTGTGCAAGCGCATCGAGGAGCAGCTGGAGCTCAAGCTCTTCACGAGCTTCGAGTTCGGGCGCTACGCCATCAAGTTCGACCTTCGCGGCCTCATGCGCGGAGACGTCACCGCCCGTGCGAACTACTACGCCTCGGGCATCAACGCCGGCTGGCTCACGCCCAACGAGGCGAGACGCGAGGAGGGCTACGAGCTGCTCCCCGGCCTCGACTCCCCGAGGATGCCCCTTAACACCGGCTACGTGGACGAGCAGGGCGCAGTCCACAACCCCAACAACGACGAAACTCAAAACACCGAGATATGAAACTCTATCGCAACAACTACTTCGTGATGACCGCCCCCGAATCGTCCAGCGTGACGAGCAGCGGCGCCACCGTCACCGGGTCGCTCACCGACTACAAGGGTCTGAAGACCGAATGGGGCTTCGAGTACAAGAAGCACTCGGCCACCTCCTGGTCCACCAAGAAGGTCACAGGCACGACTCTCACCGCCAATCTCACGAGCCTCGACGCCAGCACCAAGTACGACGTCAGGGTCTACGGCAAGATCGGCACCGACGTCCAGCGCGGACCTGAGAGCAGCTTCACCACTGAAGCGAGCGAATAAACTTGACGAGCCATGTCAGAGATCAAGATATTCAACCGAGTCTTCAACCCCGAGCTCCGCAAGATCTCCGAGGATGACCGCACCGTCGAGTTCGTGGCGAGCGACAACAGCGTCGACAGCTACGGCACCGTCATCCCGGTGGACAAGTGGGACCTCTCGCGATATGAGAAGAACGGGGCCGTCGGCTACATGCATGACGTGTACGGCGGCAGCCTGGCCATCAAGGCCGAGCCTGACGACATCATCGGCAAGGGCAGAGCATATGTGGAGGGCGAGCAGCTCATCGTGGCTATCACCTTCGAGCCCAGGGACCTCAACGAGAAGGCCGACAAGGTCTTCCGCAAGCTCCAGTTCGGCAGCCTGAACGCGGTCAGCGTCGGCTTCGCCCCTACGGCGGACGGCCACTGGGGGGACAAGCGCAAGGGCGAGAACCCTGAGGTCTACTACTACGCCGGACAGCAGCTGCTCGAGGTCTCCGTCGTGAACATCCCCAGCAACGCGAACGCGGTCCGCAGGAGCCTCTCCAACGACGAGGCCGAGTCAATGGGCGCGAAGCCCGTCGAAGTGGCCGAAATCGCCCCGGAAGAGGTCCGCGAGGCCGAGGTAGAGGAGCACGTCGACATGTCCGAAATCGAACTTGCAACAGCCAAAGCGCTCAGCGCGATGGTCTAACAATAATCATCCTATCAAAATCAAAAGCAAAATGAGAAATTCTAACGAAATTTCCGCCGAGCTTCAGGCCAAGATGGCCGAGGCTCCAGCTTCTGAGGCTGAGCGTTCAAACCTGGCTTCAGAAATCCGCAACCTCACCGACGAGCTCCGTGAAGCTCAGATCAACGAGGCTGCCGCTCGCGCTCTCGCAAACCAGCGCGTACTCACCCCCGCCGAGCAGAAGGAGGTCAAGAGATTCTCCATCTCCAAGATGCTCCGCGAAGCTGCTGAAGGCCGCGGTCTCACCGGCCTCGAGGCTGAGATGAACGCGGAGGCCGAGAAGGAGATCCGCGCAGCCGGACAGTCCCCCGTCGGCGTCGGCATCCCTTCCTTCCTCACCCGCTACGACTTCAACAACTCCGCCACCTCCACCGAGGGCGCAGAGTTCAAGGCGACAGTCAACCAGAGCTATGTCGAGGGTCTCATGAACAACCTCGTCGCCGCCAAGGCAGGCGCTCAGTACCTCAACGGTCTGAAGGGCAATGTCCAGTTCGTCAAGGGCGCATCCGTCACCGCTTCATGGGAAGCTGAGGAAGCATCCGCCAGCACCACCAAGCAGACCTTCGGCTCCGTCACCATGAGCCCGAAGCGCCTCGGGATCTACAACGGTTACAGCCGTGACCTCCTCTATCAGTCAGCGCTCGCAGTCGACGCCATCATCATGAACGAGATGTCACGCAAGCACGCTGAGGCTCTCGACGCAGCCGTCTTCGCAGGCTCAGGCTCAAGCGGCCAGCCTACCGGCATCATCAACAACACCAACCTGGGTGCCGAGACCACCCCGGAGCTGGTAAAGCAGTCCGCTGCCGCCGCCCGGGCTCTGGC